TCCTCGTAATAAAAAAATGTATGCTTTTGCGAAGCCTATAATTAAAACATTTAGAAAATATAAAAAATTAGAAGCAGGCCAAAAAGTAGAGTTTAAATTAGAAGTAATTCAAGTTGATGAAAAGAAACCTGATTATCTTTCTTACGAACTAGATAAAATTCACTTTCTTGTTTTTGGTGGAACTTTTAATGAGTTTACACAGCAAGAAGCAGATACACTTAGTTCTAGGTACGTAAAAGTATTAGCACCCGAAACAATTCAAAGGTCTCCTATTGATCTAAGTCAAATTGCATCTGAGTCTATAGACGAATTAAACAGTTTAATTAGAAAAGTTAAAAGACATAGACGGAGAGGTTTCTTTAGATTTATCTATCATCAAGTAGAACCACAAATTCAAAATATGCTGACTACTTTTTTTGGTAAATCTAATTTAAATGACATGACGCCTATGGAAGGCATTTTTGTTAACATGAAAAAAGGCGATAAAACTTTTGGTTTTAAAGTACCAACTTCAGAGTTTTATCAAATACAGAAACTTCAATATAGACTTTATGGTGACATTGTTAAAGAAAGAACTACTAAAGAAGGTAGCGATGAAAGATTTGATGAATTATATAACTATTATGAAAACGAAACGGGTCCTACTAGATTTGGTGAAAGTTTAGACGAATATATACTAGGCATAACAAGCGAACAATTTAATCCAGTAAAAAATATAAGAAGTTTTTTTAGTCCAGAAGAAGTTGAAACAATATGTCAAGCAATAATTGCAGCACAAAACTCTAAAGATGAAGATTATAAAGAAGAAATGTATAACAGCCTACTTGATCTTATAGAAGACACATGTAGAAAAACAAAGAGAAAAGAATTTGTTTGGCACAATATGACAGGAGACGATAATTATAATATACCTTTGGCTTCACAAATAAGGAGATATTAATGGAACAAGAACTTTATTATCTAGTATTAGAAAGACTTGTACAGGAATTTAGTGGCGTTGGTGCTATTGGAGGTGTAGCTACCCCTTTGGGTGCTGGGCCGACTGGTAGAGTAAAATATAGATCAGGCAACGCTAAAAGTGATTCTGCTTATAAAAGAAAAACAAAAAAGAAAAGAACTAAAAAATCTAAATCAAAAAATAGATCAGTTCAATATTATCTTAAAAATAATTAAAAAAACTAAATTTATACTTTGACGTGTAAATTTTAAAATTATGTACTATAATCATTTCACGATTGGTACAAAACAACAAATTAAAAAATTATTATTACAAATTACCAATTACAAATTTAAAAATATATTCATTTAAAATGAAAGGAAATTAATCTATGGCTATCGATTTAGCAGCAATCCGTAAAAAATTAAACCAATTATCTGGACAAAATAGCAAAAAGAATTCTATGTGGCGACCTGAAGAAGGATCTGAAACAACAGTTCGGCTTATCGCTTATCCTAATAATGATGGACAACCATTTAAAGAACTTATGTTCTACTATAATATCGGTAATAATCCTGGGCTTCTTGCTCCATACCAATTTGGAAAAGCCGATCCAATCCAAGAGTTAATTACTAAATTGCGTGATGAAGGTTCTAAAGATTCTTATGAACTGGCTAAAAAGTTATATCCTAAAATGCGATGTTACGCTCCAGTTGTTGTTCGAGGTGAAGAAGAAAAAGGTGTTCGACTATGGGCATTCGGAAAGCAAGTTTATCAAACTCTATTAAATTACATGCTTGATGAAGACTATGGTGATATTACTGATCCACATGAAGGACGTGATGTACGTGTGACATGTACTAAGACTCCTGGTAAAATGTGGACTACAACCGATGTACGACCTCGAGGTAAAGATTCACCTTTGAGTGAAGATAGTTTAAAAGCTAAAAATTGGCTTGATAATATTCCAGATGTTAATGACTTGTTTGAACTTAAGTCTTACGAGGAACTAGAAAACATTATTAATGCTTGGTTAAATGGTGACGATGAACAATCTGACACTGGTACAACACGTGGTAGCTTTTCTCAACAAAAACAATCATCTAAAAATGATGATTCACCGGATGCTATTAGTGGAAAGTATAGTTCTTTAGATGATGCTTTTGCTGACTTGGATTCTCTATAATTTAAAAAATTAAAAACAATTATATTAAAAGGAAAAATTTACTTATGAAAAATTTATTATGTTCTATTCTAGTTGCTTCTATTGTTATTGCTTGCGGATCTTCACCTGATACTGCTTCAAAGTTAAATATTCCAAAATGGGCTGTTGATCAACCAGATCTTTGTGGTTTAGGTATTCAAAAGTTTCGAGGTAATCTAAGTACAGATCGAACAGTTGCTAATGCAAAAGCACGATCAGATCTTAGTAGACAAATTGAAACTAAAGTTAGATCTATGATTAAGGCATATGCAGCAACTGGTGAGGCACAAGGTGAAGATTTTACTGAAGAAACATCAAAGTTGGCAGTTGTCAATTTAAGTAAAACAACCATCAGTGGCGCCGTTCCTAAGAAATTTGATATGATGGACAATAATATTTATTCTTTAGTCTGTTTAAATCCAGGTGTTCTTACAGATGCTATTTCAAATATGAAGCAGCTAAGTAATGCACAAAGACGTGCTCTTGAAAAACGTGCTCGACTTGCACATCAAGAGTTAGAAGAACAAATGGAACGATACGACGACTAAAGGATAATAAACAATATGGCTAAAAAGAAAAAAGAAGAGTTAGATGATTTTACATCTGACCTTATTAAATCATTAAACAAAGAAAGAGGGACTCGGGTTGCTTATAACTTAAGTACTGATGAGTCACCGACACATGTAAGGCGATGGATTAGTACAGGTTCTAAACAACTTGACTATATTATTAGTAATCAAAAAGATGGTGGACTTCCTGAAGGTCGTATTGTTGAAATCTTTGGGCCTCCTTCAATTGGTAAATCTCATATTGCTACTCAAATTGCCAAGTCTACTCAGAAAATGGGTGGTATTGTGGTTTATATTGATACAGAAAATGCAACTTCTGTTGAAAACTTACGTATGCTTGGTGTAGATATTACAAAGAGATTTGTTTATGTTGATACACATTGCACTGAAGAAGTATTAAGTATTGCTGAAAGTACTATTGTAAAAGCTAAAGCAATGGATAAAGACGTACCGGTAACAATTATTTGGGACTCTGTAGCTGCTACTTCACCAAAAGCAGAGCTAGTAGGAGACTATGATAAAGAAAGTATTGGCTTACAAGCACGTGCTATTTCTAAAGGTATGCGTAAGATTACTGGAGTTATTGCTAACGAAAAGGTTCTTATGGTTTGTCTAAATCAAATCAGAACTAAAGTTGGTGTAATGTACGGTGATCCTACAACGACACCTGGTGGTATGGCAATTCCTTTCCATTCATCAGTTCGTATTAAGTTAGGTGCTGGTTCACAAATCTTAAACAAAGATAAAGAACCGATTGGAATTAATGTGTCAGCGAAGACAATAAAAAACAAAGTATCAGCACCATTTAGAACATGTAACTTTGAAATTCACTTTGGAAAAGGTGTAAGAGAACATGAACAGGTATTTGATTTGCTTCGAAAGCATGGGTCTGAAATGATCGATCAGCACGAAGTTGAAGTCAGTGGTACTGGTGCTTGGAAGAACTTAACAGTTGTCTCACCGAAAGGCGAAGTTATCTTAGAGAAGAAATTCTATAAGGCAGACTTTGGTGACTTAATGAATGATAACTTACATGGTCCATGGATTGATAAGTTGCTTGAAAAGGCAATGATTAGAAAGAATCAAACAGATGATCCAGATATTGATCCGGAAAGTTATACAGAAATATCAGCAGTTGCTAGTGAGATAATGGATTCTGACAGCGACGCATTTGAACACTTAGGATAAAAATGAAAAAGCCTGAAATTTATATTGATGGCTTAAACGTTTTCATGAGACACTTTGCTGCTAACCCTTCTAAATCCTTAAACGGACAGTTGTGTGGCGGCATTTTTGGTATGCTTAAAAATATTCAATATCTTTCAGAGAAGTTTAAGCCTTCCAAAATTGTTGTTGCATGGGAAGGTGGCGGCTCTCTAAGAAGAAGAAATATCGATCCAAATTATAAAATGGGTCGAAGACCTATAAAATTAAATAGAAGTGAATATCACGAAGAGTTTCCTGATACTATTGATAATAGAAATTGGCAGTTAAAAACTCTTGTGAATATTCTTTATAAAACGCCTGTTACACAAATTTATGTTGATGACTGTGAAGCAGATGATATAATTGCGTATTTAGTAAAAACAAAAAAGCAAAATATTGAAAAAATTATTGTGACCTCGGACAAAGATTATTATCAGTTAATCGATGATAACACAAAAATCTGGTCTCCAAACAAGAAACATTTGATTGATCAAAAATATGTAATAGAAAAATGGG